AACTGTAACAGCAGATGCAGCAGTACTTGTTGTATATGCATATACAGTCGCTGTTGTTGAGGCAGGTGTGACTGTGATTGATGAGGATCCAGCAGATGCATTAACTGTTGAACCAATTGCAGAGACGAGGCGTGTGTTAGCACCAACTGCAGTAAATGTTACTGGTGTTCCAGAAACTACTGTAGCAGTGATAAGAAGTGCTTCGTTATTTGTAGCAGTTGTGGTATCTGCAACGCTTACTACGTTATCAGATGGAACCTTAACTGTGAATGGTGAGGCTGCAGTACCTGCGCCAGAAATTTCAGTTGTTACGTCAACGGAAACGGTATTGGCACTTGCAGGTGTCACTACGAGTGTGCCCATAGTCATGGCTGCAACCACGGCAAGAGCGATCTTCTTAAATGAATTCATTTTTCTCCTTTTATTATTCATTTTATTTATATTGTTTTTAGTCTATCCAAATAGTCTTGAATATCTTCTATTTGACTAGGTTTATATTGTATCACGTTCTCAGGGAGCGTGTCAACTCTACGTGGCTTATCTCTAAATGTATGAACCTCAACTTCAAGGTTTTGTTCTTTTGGCGTATAAGATATCGCCCCAAAAATAGACCCACAAACTGCATCTGCTAAGTCTTTAGATAATTTTCTTGGATGGTCTACATTTTTACCATTTTTTGTTATTTTTAATTCTGTAAGTTCTTCAAATAAAAGTTCTATAGATGGCATAGCAAGACGTTCTTCATATACTAGCATTGCCATATCTTCGTATTGTTTTTTAGACACAGAAACTGTATCGGTTTTCATTCCTACAGACTGAAGTTCATTTTGAATATCAAATGATTGCCACCTATCAAAAGTAACCATTCCTATATTAAAACCCAATCTTCTTAAATTTTGAATCCATTGTTTAACTTCAGATAAATTAACTGGACCTTCGACTTTTGGCTCCCACCAAGCAACGGCATCAACAACTACAATTGGTGATATTTCTTCATAATTTTTAATAACCTGAACACTTACCCACTTATCTACGTGTGCAATTGCAACAGCACATTTGTCATGTCTTTGTGCAAGGTCAGCATGAACATAATAAACTTTATCTGGATCAGGCTTAAAACTTGTCTCAAATCTTCTAAACTGATCAAGTGGATTTCTTATTGTCATACAAGCACGAACTTTATCTGCTTGTTTAAAAAAGGCATCAGATGCATAGGTAGGTACGCAAGCAAAACGCATCATTGCATCGCCTAAGTCTGTCATAAATGCAATTTTAAAATCATCAACCTTCCTAGTTGGATTAACTTCCCAAGTTGCCCTCTTTAATGCAAAAACCCCAGGATATTTATAAGATTTTATTTCATCATAGTCCCAAGATATCTCAAACCAATTATCTGCATCATCTTCTGGAAGCAAGGGATTAATTATATATCTATGTGTTTTAGTTATAGTTTCTTTTTCTGCAATTACAGAATCATATCTTTCTGAAATAAAGTCTCCATTATAACGTGGAAATGAAAGAAGAACTACCTTGCCAAGATCTGGAAAACGAGAATCAACAGAACCACGGAAGGCTTTATAAATATTATCAGCAGTCTTACCTTGTTCATTTCCTGTCATTACTTCAGAAGCAAATCCAGAAATCTCATCAAGAACAGCAAGCAAAAGGTTTAAGCCTTCATGAGACTCTCTTTCTGAGTGCCCAGAGTATACTGTAATTGATTTGTTAAATCCAATCGAATCCACCTTGGCCTCATACTTACCAGCAAACCATGGTGATCTTTCAATCTTAGTTTTAAATCCTTTGAAGAAAACATTCTTAGCCTGTTGTGCGTTAATAGCAACATTGATAAGATCTATGGCATCCCCAGAGGGTTTGCCAAAATATCTGGCTGGGTCCTTAAGGCATAGTAACTTATAAACAATGTAAGCACAAGCAACAGTAGAAGTAAAATCTTTTCCACTACCCTTCCCAAGTTGGAGGATAATTTCATTCTTAGTATATTTTTCATAATACTCTTCTCCTTCTTTTTCACCCATTAATTCTTGTAGATCTTCTTTGCGATATATCTGGCTCATTGCTTGAACAATATCATACTGAATATCAGACAAAGGTGGTTGCCCTAAATATTCTGGAGACTCTACAAATGTTTTTGCATCTACTGGATTTTCTTCAAAATAATTATCCTTAAGTGCTTCAATAAAATCATCAAACATCCTGGACAATTGTAATCACTTCATCTCTTTTAGCAATATCAGAAAGCCTACGCATAATTTCATCACGAACTTCGGGATACTCAGCAGCAATATCACGAAGAATTGACATTAAAACCTCTTGTCTTCTTTCTATTTGTATCATCTCTTCTGCTAATTCTTTATTTTCAAGAAGACCTGCTTTTTGTAACATATCAATTCTTTTTGCTTCAATGTCCATTACTAATTTAATTGCCTGTGTTTTTGCACCTAAATTATTTGTTAAAGTTGCTTCAGATATAACTTCATGTGCTAATAATTTTAAATTATCATAATGTGTATCTGCAATGGCAAGTGCTTCTTTTGCTCTGCCACGAATAGCATCATTGGCAGATGCCATTACCTTCCATTCATTTATATGTTGTACAACTTTATTTCTTGGAATAGAAAGGTCTTTAGAAATTTTTGTAGGATCATTTCCCTTTAAATATTCTGCAACAACGTTATTTATTTCGTCTAAGTGCTTTACTAAATCTTCTTCAGTTGACATCTTTATCCTTTGCTATCTTTAATAATACTAAATATCCAATTAGGTCATCAATGTCATTGTCGCCTATGTATTCTGTACCACGCATAATTCTGCTTAACTTATCATCGATACGGACATGAAGTTGTTCTCTAGCATCAGCCTTGCTAAAAATACGAATTGGGTCAAGTGCCGAATTGCCGTATGCTATATTTTTTTTAATAAGCATATGAGCAATTTCGTGTGCTGTTTCCCATATTTTATGACCTGCAGATGTTCCAACAGTTAATAAATATAAATCTTCACAGTTAAATCTTTTAGAATCTGGAAATACTGGGTTCATCGTTTTGATTTCCTCAATCCAAATTTTGCAAGATATACGTATATTGTTTCCACAGTTACACCGCACTCCTTTGCAATATCTTCTGGAGATTTCTTATCAAAATGATATCTCTTTTTAAGCCATAACTCATTTGAATATAGTTTAGCACTCATAGTTATTCCTTGTCAACTCCAATAGCCTTTTCCCAATTATTTATAGACCAGTGCCCGATTCCGCATGCGTCTGCAACATCATTATCTGTTATTTTTTTGTCATAAATAACATCTAATAATTTTATTGTTCTTTGTTTTCTAAAATCTCTTTCGTATGATTTATACCATGAATCTGATTTCCCTGGATTTGATAATCTTATTTTTATTTGTTCTTCTTTTGTTAATCTTTTATTTCCAATATAATTTTGCCACGTTATTGGAGAAACCTTTCCTATTATTTTTATGCCAGATAGCCCTGCTCCCCCAAGTATTCCACCTTGGATTAGAGCAAGATCTGCTGCAGTTTTTGGAGAATTCATAAAAACTGTATGCTCAATAACTATTGCTTCAACTAGGTTATAATGATCAAATAATGCTTTAGATTTTTTACAAGCATCTGTTATTTTTTCATATATATCCTTACCATTAAATGTTATTTTTCCATAGCAGTCTAACTTTTTATATGAGTAAATTGCAAAAGCAAGATTATTGGTGCTGGCATCAATAGAACAAATCACACCAGGAATTTTTGGTAAAACGCTGTTTGCGTATCTATCTGTTTCTTTTGCTTTTGTCATTTGATAAACCCTTAATTTCTTTAATTGCTTTTTTTACATCGCCAGGATTTATAGAGCATTTTGTACATAATGGATCATCATTATATATTGATAACTTAGATCCACAGTCTTTGCATGCTCTATTTTTCCCTTTTCTTTTTTGTCTTCTCGTTTGTATATATCTTTGTGCAATTTTTTCTTTAGTAGCAGACTCTCTACATTGTTCTGAACAATATATTTGATATGAAACTACTGATTCAAAGTTATGATCACACCATTTACAGTTCTTCATTTTCTAATAACTCCAGAGGTTTAATTTTAATTACCCCTGTCCCTGCTTCGGCACATGCTTTTTG